ATAAAGCTGAATTACTGGCTAAAGAAGGGATTAACAGAGTATTACAGCTCACCAAAGATCAATTTAAAAATGAGCAAGACTCTATAATGAAAAAGATGGATAGTATTATTAGAGAAAACAAAATTAAAGATAAGACAATTAGGCAATTGGAATACTCTAAACAATCCATTATCATTAAAGATTCTATAATTACTAAGGACTCTATTATTAAGGAGGGAGTTAATTTAGATACTACTTTATTAAGGCCCTATTATAAACTACAGATAGGAGTTAAATCTCCTAATATTATCAGGATAGATTCACTAGTTCTTGAAAATGAACACTATGTAATATTTAACTCTAAAAAGGAGACAATTAAACCTAAGAAGTGTTGGCCTTTAAGGTGGTTCCAAAGAAAACATACAGTAATTGAAGTGACTATATATGATTCAAATCCTTGTGTAAAATCAAGTAACAACAAATTTATTGAAATAATTAAGTAATGTGGGAATCAGTATTATCTAACCTACTTGCTCCTGTAATTATAGCTGGAGCTACTGCTTTCTTTGGGTTTAAATGGGGCCGTAAGAAAACAAGTGATGAACTAGAAAGATCTCATACTGAGAATGCAACTCTAATAGTTAATCTAGTTAACAAACAATTAGATATAGTTTATGAAAGAGTTTTTGCTTTAGAAAGATCTGTAGCAACATTAAAGGCTACTCTAGAGGAAAGGGAAGGAGCTTTGGAAGATAAGAAAGCTATTATTAGAGCTGCTAATGAATGTACTACATGTCCTCCTGCTGGTTGCCCTGTTTTACATAGACAAGCTGAATTAGAGGAATTAAATAAAAAATTAAGATTAGAACAAATTGCCAAAGAACATGAAATTACTATTAAAGAGGAAAGAGCTCACTCCTAAATATACAATGGGGGAACTTTATATTGATAATAAATACTTTTGTGATACTTTAGAAGATACTAATAGAGATCTTAACAAAAATGGAGTATTTGATAATGGTGAACAAAAGGTTTATAGTGAGACAGCTATTCCTTATGGAACATACAAAATAGAGATGTATAATTCTCCTAAATTCTCTCCTAGATATAATAATAGAAAGGTGCCTCTACTGCAAAATGTTCCTTCTTTTCAAGGAGTTTTAATTCATTCTGGTAATACAGTTGCAGATACTGCTGGATGTATTTTGGTTGGAAAGAAAACTTCTAGTGGATATATATCTAATTCTAAAGAGACCCTAATGAACCTTTTGGATCTTTTAGATAAGAATTCTGGAGAAATAAGTATTACTATTGAGTAAGTTTAGTA